CCTCCGTTTGAAATTGTAAAGTCTGCGATTGCCTCTTTAAGTAAAGGTAAATAATCTTTCTTATCTTTCACAAATGTTTGCACAGCACCATCTTCTGTAACCATAAGTATAACTACTTGCTCAATGGGATTGCCAAATCTTTCTTCATACATTTCACAATAAGCAGAACATTGAATAAAATAGTTCTCGCACCATTCTTCTTTCTTCTCTTTTGTGGATGTTTTAAAATCTATTACTGATAACTTACCATCATATTCAGCGATACAATCAACTCTACCTGCAATCTTGTACTTGTCGCTATATAATGCTGCCTCTTGTAAAACAATGTTATCAACATTATCGAGTTCATCTTTCATTATCGTAAACAATGCAAGAGGTAACACTTCTTGTTTTGTCAGTTCTTCATTGTTAAGATAGTTTTCTATCAATGTATGCACAGCAGTACCTCGTCTTGCAGCCGATCTCATTATCTGATTTGCAACATCATGACCTACATGGGCACGCCATTTACGAATACCCTCTTTACCTCTATCTGATAAGACAGTAGTAATAGATGGATACTTCTCACCCTTAGGGGTTACATAGTATCGCTTGCCATTAATGGATTCTGTGGGTAAGTCTGGACCACCCCAAGATGGGGCGTTATGCTTGAAAGACTTTAGACTATAATTGTCTTTCATAAATTTATTTAATTGATTCATAACTGCTATTATAACAGGATATGACTAGAATGTCAAGCAGTTATTTTAATTCGGAGTGTGAATAGTGAGTGCCTTGATCGGTCTTTTTAGCAGATAAAACTTCTTTTCTATTACTAGTAGAGTTATATGAGCAATGAACCCAACCACTATTTGGATCGCCTTCGGTATAAAACTCTAATATCAATTGGTCAAAATCTACATTATCTCTAATCCAAATCGCCAAGTCTTTGTTATCAATACCAGTGATTTCAAAATCTGCTGCTTGTCCTTTAGCGTGTTGTGATCTAGAACTTGAACCAATCGCCTCACATAGTTCAGGTGATCTATAACCACTTGTGATTCTAACAGACTTACCAAAATGACTTCTGACTTTTTGTAAAACATTTTCGCATAGTGCTTTCATGTTTTCTAAATGAACATCATTAGGTGTATTGTCAATACCTTTTCTAACTGCTGTATCTGATTTTGTAAATTCGTTTAAACTAAAGTTATCACTTAATTGCATATTATTTCCTTACTGTTTTGATTATTCGTTAATGATCTTATCACAATGTTTAACACCTGTTTGATCGGTTGTCATCATACATTGTTCTAAACTGCAAGTATATTGTACTTGATTGCCAGAATTTCGTTCGGCTAATCTTTTTGCAGCAAGGCAGGTACTTAAATTGTCTTGATGATACCAACCTTCTATATTTTTATTACCACCATCATAGATGTATAAACTAAGTATAATAACTGTTTCAATGATCCCCATTTTTTCTGTTCTCCAGATCAATGATACGATCTTCGTGAAATTGAATAGTCATATCATTTTTCTCAATATTAGGTATCTTAGACTCTATTGTTTCTTTTAATTTTTCTACATCACCTGCTAGATATTCAGTAAGCATATAAAGTTCTTGTATCTGTGGAGAGACCATGTCGCCTTTTGGCACACCTTCGATAAACTCATTTGCTGCTTGTATATCTTTTTCAATTAATTGTAGTTGTGTTTCTATGGAGTTCAATCTTTCAATAACGCCAAAAGCAAACCATGCACCTACAATAACAGTTGTTATAATAGAGATTAAATTTCTAGCGGGCATACTAATAGAAGTATTTTCAGATACTTTCATATTAACCTCTCGTTATCTCTACTATTTTTTTTAGTTGTGTTTCGATTACACTTTCTCTATTTGGCCAATAGATGTAATCTTCTGGTGATTTTGCTAACTTAATTAATAAAGGGATTATTAATTTTTCTAACTTAGCATATTTTTCTTTCTGATCTTTACCTAGATTGTCTTTTCTTAAATCGTATTCATCATCCATTTGCTTTTTAGCAATCTCTAATTCTGTTTCATTCTTTTCTTTGATTTCAGATTTAGTTGAATTGATTGCTGAATAGATTCGATCTAGTTTACCTTCGATTGTAGAAAGAACTTCTTTAGATACAGCTTTCCCTACACCATCAGCCGTTTGTTTAACAACTGCTTTTGTTGTTTCTGAGTCTGATTGTGTTTTTCCTGATGGTTTCTCAGCAACTGAAGAAAATCCCCAATCGCCACCTGTGTCAAAACCATCTAAAAAATCAAAGTCTGCCATATATATTCCTGTTTGATGAGCGCTCATCTATAACGCCTTATCGGATTGACCTCACAACATCTGACTCTTTTTATCTAGAATGAGTGTGTTGAGATATACTCGATAGCATTAGTACTATTATTTATAATACTTACGCCCCACCGCCTTTAGTTTTACGGTCTCTGTGTTTTTTTATTACCTTATCTATCTGTGTGTCTTTTACTGACTTCTTACCATATCTATCGGCAAGGTGACTGACAGGATGTGCTTCAGAAATCTTAGACATAACTTCTTTCCATCCAGAGTCTGTCTTACTATCCATAGATCCTACACCTGATACAATATTCATTTGTGTTGGTGGTAATAGTTCAATGTGTTTTTTCTTGACAAACTTTTCCATTTCAGCAATGGTCATTAAATCTTGCCATTCTTCATTTGTCTTTTTGTTTCTAAAATTATATGTTGGCATTTATTCCCTCACTATACCATTCAGGTACACTTGTCTTCCATGTCGCAAAACTATTCTTGTATTTGATATAATAATCTCGATAGGCAGTAATACTATCTTCGTGCTTTACATCATCTGGCATTGCTTGTGTTGGTTGATTAAAAGGAATATTTAGGGGTATATTTTTAGGTGGGTTTCTCAATAGTTCTTTGAGTACAACATATGACTTATGATCTTTACCATATCTGATTTGAAATTCTTCGTGTAGATGAGACCACATTCGATATAACCAGTGATAGTTATAAGCACTGGCACGAACCCATACAGCACTCGGGTGATTTAGATGACAAGCTTTGTAGACAGTTGCCTCTTCATTAGGATTATCTAATCTGTATCGAGTTACTTTTCTACCTGTCTTTGATTTAGCAACATACTCTTGACCATCAAGCATTCTATGAGCAGTTGACATAAGTTGAGCATACTCGATAAGCATTTTAACCACATGCTTGTCTAAGTGCTGTTCAGCACAGGTCTTTGGTTCTTCATGTAAATAAAATATATTCATTCTATAACTTTGTTTCGATTATTCTCACCACTAGATTTTCATAGTTAGGATTAGTTGAAAACTTATCAAGATACATAGCAAGTTCTACCGCTGTGATATCTGGATTTTGTTTTCTTGCTTCTCTAAGTTCTTCATATGCCCATACTTCATTGATGATACGAACATAATCTCTAACACTAGCACATTTACTCTCATAAACTTTTACACCCCACCCTGGCCATTTGTTTGGATCCCAAGTGATAGGTAGTAAATAGTCTGTACTTTTATCAAATGTTCTAATACCAAATAGATTATTACCTTCATTCGCAAATCTAGACTTACCCCAAGCAGACTCTAGTATTGCTTGAGCAAGTATAAGTTTTCTAGGGAGTTGTCGTTCAGGTGATACACTTAGATAAACATAATCAATACAGGTATCTAGTGAAGCAATAAATTGCTCATTTGTATCTGAAATTATATCAGGTTCTTCTAATAAACCTCTTACATCATCTATAAAGTCCTGATCTACTTCAGGTACTTCTAGTATTTCTATCTCAACAGGTTCGATTTCTTCTACATTATTATAAGAATAATTTAGAAATGAATAAGTTAATATTGTAATTACAAAAGCAATTAATCCTGTTCTAACTTCTTCTCTATACTCTCGTATGTAATATGCAAGTAATGATAAATATTTTTTTATGTAATATTTCATATGTGTTTCCTCAACTCTCTTTTTGTTTTCCAAGGTCTACACACAAACCATCTATATTGTGGATCAGGTAATGCAGGTCCTTCTACTAGTAATTCGTTTGTCGATTCAGCATATACTATTTTCTTTAACATTAAAGAAATAGCTGCCTCATATTGTTTACATTCTCTATATGGTCCATCTATCTTGCGTCTAGGCGTTTCATATCTCGCCTTTCTACTATCTAGAATACCATTAATGATCTTCTTCTCGTGGTGATTTAACTTCATACTTAATTATATACTATTTACTTCGGATAGTCAAGCAGAAAAACCCCTAGTAAAACCAGAGGTTTCTCATATGATAACGTGGATTATCCTTCGACTTTCATAAAATTATCATCCCATCCGAATGCTTCTTTGACTAGATTCGCTGTGAATCCTTTGTACTTGTTATTAATTCTCTTATTAACAACATTAATCAAAAACTCTGCTTCGCCAGCAGATAGTCCTTCTAGCATTTGAACGAAAATTGTTTCTCTTTTCAAAGATGATAATGTATTATCACCACCTTTTGTAAACAGATATAATCTCTTTGCTTCTTGAGAAAGAATATTATGCTCTGTTCCTAGAGGGGCGTCATTAGGTGTGTAGGGAACATCACCTTCAGGTATTAACCATTCGATATTAGGATCAAATGCACCTTTTAGTACTTGTCTTAAAGCGACTGAATCGTTTTCTTTAAGTACTTTTAGTTTTCTTGTTTTATCTTTTGCATTATTAACTTTAGTAGCAATCTCATCCATTAACATAGGCAAAGCTCTGCCTGATTCTGCCAATGCATTGATACCACTTCTAGTCATTAATGCTGGGTGTGATTGTGTAGGTGTTTGACCTCTAGAATCACTTTGTACTGATCCGTCTGGATTTCTTCGTATTATAGCCATTGTTATTTCTCCTTAACAGTTCTTTTGAGATTAAAATTCATCAATAACCTCAATTAAAGTTTTAAGTTTTCTTGTTATAAAGTAGTTCAAGATTTTATCTCTTGTCGCCACTTCAACATTATCAAACTCATTATTAATCTTGTCCTCTAACTCTAGAGGTATACAAGTTAAATCAATCAATTTCTTGTTGCGATTGTAGTTCTTTTCTTCTTCTTCGGTCATAGTCATAAAGACTTCTTCTAACCATGAATCTATTTTCTTTCTACTTAAAGGTTTCTGTCGTCTACCTTCTATGAAAACATTATCATCTGACAATACATTAGGGACGCCATCGCTTCTGTCACCTTTTAGTATATGTTCTTTTATATATAAGGCAGGATTTTCATCTTTACCTACATACTTATTTAGTACTGGATTATATTGTTTAACCCATTCATTATGTAATTGTATAAAATCTTTATCTCCTGATAAAATAAGTATCTTTTTCAGATGGTTAGGTCCTACACGATTTTGAACTCGTCTAACTATTGCTGCAATAATATCATCAGCTTCAGCAGTTTCTAGTTCTAATACTTTGTATGGTAAAAACTCTCTTATCTCACTTTTAATATTACCCAACATAGCAAAGATAGCATTCCAATCGTGATCTGATTTTTCACGATTTGCTTTTCTACCCGCTTTATAATTTGGGAATACTTCTCGTCTCCATACATTCTTTGAATCACAAGCAATAACCATTTCGCCATATTCTTTACGAAACTTTTTGTTGTGTCCACGAAGTGAGTTTAAGACCATATGTCTAATAAGGTCTTCGGATAATTCTACTGCCTGTCGGCCGTTGATTTGAACCATTAAGTTCGAAATCATTATTTGGTTTAAGTCAACTATAATCATATCATTATTATAACACAATCCATTCGGATTGTCAAGGTCTATTCCTCAGGAATAAATTCTATTTCCAACTCGTCTTTTCTAGTAGGATCATCTTCTTGTATTTCTTTTTGTATCTTACCGATTGTATCTAAGAAATCTTCCGCCTTTATCTTTGGTGATACAGATATTTTTGCATAGTTAATATCGGTAAACTTTCTACCATCAGGTGTCGTGATTATCTTTGTGAGATTGTCGGTAATATCGTGCATTGGATGTTTATGTCCGAAATCTCGTTTGAGCATTGCCTTTAATGTTTCTACTAATACTGCTAAGTCTTGTAAAAATATATCACTATCCATAGCGACAGCATTATCTCTTAAATCTTCAATGATATCTAAAGTCATTTGCTCAGATAGATTTTCTATAAAAGTTTCTTCTTTCATAGCTTGTGCTTCTTCTTCGCTAAGTTTAGGTCCTTCTTCTCGTTTTCTACGAATGACTTTGTCCATTGGGAACTTAATAATCTTTCCCATTTCTACCTTCGTTTCTTCGCTAGTTCTCTTTTTATCCATGATATTGCCTGTGGTGATGTTGGTTTTTGATTTATCATTCTTCGTATAGCTTTATGTACACTAGGATTGACATCTTCTGCTCTTCTGTTATTATCTACAACAACAAAATTGTTTTGACCAAAGGTTCGTTGAAACGCACCCATGTTTTTCTGAACGGTCTTATGATTTTGCATGACGATAGCGTCTGGTAAGACTCTATCTCTCATTGAATTTCTTTGTAATGCAACCTCTAAACTTGTATTCACAAATACCATATAGGTATCGTAGCCAAGTTGTTTCATTAATCTTGCTTCATTTGATATTCTATCGTAATCTCTCGCTGTACTATCCATGATTAATCCTAAACGACCTTCTAATGATTGTCTAAGATTAGTACCAGTTAAACTCTTTGCCTTATCTCTTATCTTATCACGCCTTGCAACTTCTTTTGGATTAGATATGGCAAAGTTTAAACTCATATTCTCTTTCTTTAATGCATTAGCAAATACATCATCACTATTAATAACTTTTAATCCTATACCAGATAGTGTTTTTGATGAAACCCAAGACTTACCAGAACCAGGTCCTCCAGCAAGAAAGAATGCCTTGAAGATATTAGGGTCATATACGCCCTC